TCAGGTCTGTGTTTGTGAAAAAAATCACTAGGTAGTTCGTTTTCTAATGCAACTATTACCCACTTCATTGAAGTCTCGCTAGTTTGATTAGTACTGCTGCCAAGTTAATCTCTGGATCTACAACTAGTGTATGATCTACTAGACCTTGCTTAATAACAAGCACTGCTTGGTCTTGTTGTGCATCATCTCCAAACAGTTCAATGTTGTCATATAACCAACGATACACTTCTTCCATTTCTTCTGGACGGATTGCACCGCACAACAATTTACGTGCCGCTTGAATCTTGCCTGCCTTAAACAGTTCAACCATTTCAAGTTTCCAGTCGCTTTCGCCTGTATCACCTTCATTGGGCTTGTTTAAGACGCCATCTACGCTATTCATTTGCACTGTGTTAATACACTTACGCAAGTCCGGGTATGTACCCTTTACATACGTATCTAGTACGTCTAAGTCCGGAGTTACACCTTCTGTAATAAGAATCTCTGCAACTCTTGCTGTAAACTCTGTTTGATCAATCTTAGCAATATGGAAGCCTTGACATCTGCTGTGTAGTGCAGGAATAACTCTGTTAGGATAGTTACACGTTAGAATAAAACGTGCTGTTGTATGATACTCCTCCATTACACCACGCAATGCCGCTTGTGCGTTTGGACTCAAGTAATCAGCCTCATCTAGCAACACAACTTTAAAGTCACCAAATGGAATCATCTGTACAAAGTTAACAATCTTATCACGCACATCATCTACTGAGTTTGTACGACTTGCGTTAATCTCAAGTACATCTAAGTCATTAACTTCTAGTTCATTAAACAACAATTTAGCAAGTGTTGTTTTACCAATACCTGCGTTACCACTAAACAGCAAATGCGGAATAGTTTTGTCTTTAATCCAAGTCTTTACTTGACTGCGCTGTGCTTCGTCACGGAATACATAACCATCTACTGTTTTCGGACGATACTTTTCTACCCATAATTCTTTCATCTGTTTTCCTGTTGTAATCTATATTGACAGTATACGTGTCCCCATAAGTATTCGTATATCATATATGCTATTATAGCACCGAAGATAGGAATTGTAAAGAAGAAATACATAATAAGATATGCATATACTACTGCCGCTATCCAATCATACCATCTAACCATTTTTCCCCTCTTTTTCTTCTTTCTTTCTTTTACGTCTTTGATAAAAGCCGCCTTTGAAATCAATTTCTTCAGACCTTTCCCCACTTTTATAGTGTGTTATCTTTCCGCCCTTGTCAAGGTACTCTTTTACTAATCTTTTTGTTTCGTCATCTATATCTTTAGGTTCTGGTGTCATATTACTTCTTTCTATCTATCGTATGTTACTACTTGAACATTCTCTTCTTTACCACTAATTACGTATTGGTCAGCAAACAATAATGCATCATTAATATCGTTAAACAATACAGGCTTTAATTCCCAATCACATTTGCCAGTGTCTTCGGTTACAAAAATCCAATCATCTTTACCATCAAGGCATATCATAACAGCCCAAGGATTATCTGTATCATCTTTTATCATTTTGATAAATCCGTAATAGTTAAATAATTTTGCCACGCTTTGGCCTGTGCTGGATTGTGTTCTTGTGGTCTTACAACACAATCTAACCAATGATATGGCAACCGTGGTGGGTGAGCACCATAATGTCGTGGCTGATGTATTTTGCCATCATCGTATAATTCTAGTGCTAGGCGCCTAAAAGAAACATATTCATCTCTAAAGTCTGCCCATTCAGCTCTACTTAATCCGCCCTGTGTATAACCTTCCCAAATATTATTCCAATGATTATCATTGTGCGGATCAAAATCTGTACGAGCAATAATTACCAATACATCATTTTCTTCAACTGCACCAGTAAATATATCACGAATACATCGACTTAGGCTAAGGCCTATTTTCATCTAGTTACTCCAAAGTGCTTGTAAGACTGCTGTACGCATTTTGCTTGATAATAACAATCAGCAAGTGCATTATGTAAACTTTCTTGTATTGCTTTACGTGGATCACTTGGCATCATAGCAAACAATGTTCTACTATCTCTAATTTGCCAGAAGTTCCACGGTACTGGTGTTTCTGCTTCTTTATATAGATGCTGTAGTATTACAAAATCAAATGTAGGACCTTGACACCAAATGTAATCTAAACCTACACACCATTTGTTTAATACTTTTAACATTTCAGGAACAGTAACACGATCGTCGTGATCCCCAAATGCTTCGTCTTGAATTTCTTGTGGTTGTTTGCTCCACCAGGCTAACGTATTATCATCAATTGAACGATCAAAGTTGTTAGTCTGATCCTCAATATCTCCTCGCAAATATATTGGACTGTGGGGCTCGTTGTCTGTAAAAGGATCAAACTTAATAGCACCTAATGTCATTACAACACTATCAGGTTCTACTCCTAGGGTTTCTAGGTCAATCATCCCGTGTGTAGCCATTTTATTTTCCTCTTTTGGCGCGGCTGAAGGGAGTCGAACCCCTGACCTCAAGTTCCGCAAACTTGTGCTCTATCCAGCTGAGCTACAGCCGCTCGTTAATTTACATTAATTATAGCAGGATAGAGGACAAAAGTCAAGAGTTTTTATTTGATAAATTGTGCCAATTCAGGGGCTTTCCAACCTTCTGGTTTGAGTACCTTACCATCTTCACGTTTGATTACTTTGCCTGTGGTTGGATCAATTTTAGCAAAGTTTGTGTCCATTACTTCTTTCCAGGCCGCTTCTCCGTCCCAGCCTGCGGCACGTATTGCACCCATAGTAACAACTAAGATGTCTACTAGTGCATCGAGCTGTTCGACTTTGTCGTTGTCTTGGATGGCTTCTTCTAATTCATCCGTTTCTTCACGGATCAAATCAAGATACATTTTGTAGTTTTCTTCACTTGGTGGCTGATCACAAGCCACAGCGAATGTGTCAATATCTCTAAATACGTTTGTCATTATTATGTCCTTATAAAACTACTAGGGTCGACGGTTGCGTGTTCACCGTCTGCATACTCTGTGCCAATCTGTACACTGTCAGGTTTAGTTTCTGACATTGCAAGTATAGACTCAGCTTCTACCATACGAACTTCAATTTCATCTCCGTTGGTAGTCTTTACTTTTATTGTTCGTGTCCAACGACCGTGTTCAACTAAAATCCATTGTCCAATATCATATGGGTCATTGTTCTCAGGTCCTTTATCATATACCTTACCCCACCTTGGATAAATTCCTCGTGTTTTGCCGTCGTCGTTTGCAATAATCAATCCACTTGCTGTTGTTTGTTCACCAAAATGCATATCGGTTACTAGAACTCTATTGCCTATTGCTTTTACATCACCTTCAATCATTAGTCACCTTTTTGAATAAAATTTCCGTCTTCGTCTTCAACCCAGCTATCTTCTGATACTGGCTCTACCCAATCGTCTGTAACATCTTTACCGTTGTTATCTAGTGTTGGCTCGTCTGCTACTAGTTGAGATCTTTTTGTTGTAATTTCGTCCGGAGTATTGTTTTTGTAATACTGTCCTAAAACTTCTTCACGTTTTTTAATAATCTGTCCACCTGGACCTAATTCGTCACCACGAGCGTTAACTTTTGCGTTACCTACTGCGGGTGTTAATTCATTGCGTTGACGTAGTAAATCCATATCAACTGTCTTACCTTGCATAGTTTTATAAACTTTGCGTCCTGTTTGTTTCATTGGCATAATATATTCTCCTAGTTATATACTTACTTATCTCAAGAACTCTCGCCAATCCAGGCCAAACTGGATTGAATTAATCTTGTGTACACCTATTAAATATAGCACATATGATGCTACAGAGCTACCTCTACCTACACCCCATACAATGTTATTCTCACGCATAAAGTCTACAAGATAAATCATATAGCGTAATAGATTATGCATATCACGTTCGCCATATGCTTCCATTTCTTCCCATATACGATCTTGTACGTGTTGTGGGCAGGGTGTTTTTGCTTTGCCTAGTACATATTCATATACATTGATGTCTTTGTATTCATCAGGCATAAACCATTCACTTTGACATACACCGTCAAAAGTTTGTTGATCTACATCTAATGGAATATATTTTTGTAGTTTATCAAAGCCTTGTTCTTCCATAGCGACATTGAACTTATCTACATCATCTGATTCTTCGCATAGAACTACGTGACATTTTTCAACATTGCCACTATAGATCATATCTACTAGATCTTTATTAGAGAATCGTGGTATTCCTAAGTCGTCAGTTTTCATAAGCATACAAGTATTTTAACTGATATTAATTAGATTGTCAAGAGAATTATCGCCATTATCTTGACTTTGTTGTTGTGAGCCTTTAGCAATGCGTACTCTCATCTCTGACTTGTACATTTCTAATATTGCTGATATTTGCATTTGAACATCAGGATTGTGCGTTTGAAAATACTTACGAGATAAAGAACTAATAGTTTGTTCAATTTCGTTATTAGATAACGCATCAAATGAATCTACTAGTGGGTTAAACATTACGGTGTAAACTGTCCAATGTATTCTACATACACAACAGCACCGCCAGTAGTAGTCCAAACATCAATAATAGTTGGGTTAGAAGATGCCGGAATGTCTAAGTTTGCAGGATAATTTGGGCTATACTTTATTGAGCCTGCATTTTCTGTAGACAAAGTAACTCTATGTGCAGAATCTGTAGCTCCACCAACAGTACTACCAGTACCTGTAATTCCTACACGGATCTTTCCGTACTTTAAGTTGCCTGGCCATAGTGCAAAACGTAGTGTTACGTCTGCTGTTACTGAAATTTCTTGATAGTGCCCGTTTGTAAAGTTAACATCTGTTTGACTGTTAACTCCTGAAAGTACAGTTGCTTCTTGTGTTACTGTATCTAAACTAGCGTCTTGAATAATAGTTCCGTTAAAATCATTTAGATTATCGTCACTATTGTGTGTAACGCCTTGTGCTGTTGTTGATTGAAGTGCTTCAATCTCTGCTTTTGATGCTACAAAGTTATTTTGAATTGTTGAGAAGTTATCTCTAAACCCTTGTGAATCGTTATCTTGTCCTGCGACAGGATACGCTACATCAATATTTGTTGTGTTTATATTACTTGCCATTGTTTTTATCTCCAAAGATATTTATTATATATTTAACTCGTAGTTAGCAAATACGAAGTATTTAGGTTCGCCAACACCTTCGGTATTGTCTATTAAGAATCTATCAATATCTAGCTCAAATTGTCTGTAGTCAAATTGACTAAAATTAATTGCAGCCTTAATAGTTTCACTTGTGCCAGGTTTACAATAGCAAAGAGGTATTGCCAACGTATATCCTAGTTCTTGTATGCTATCTTGTTGTGCTGTACGCATCCACAACGGTAAAAAGTTTCTTTCAGTTCTTCCTAGCTGACTAAACTTACGTCTAACATTACTTATATTACTGATATATTTTGTAATTTTATTAGGGTCACTTACTTTGATAGCATCTATATCAGTACGGATAGTGTTTTCTACTGGTGAAGGTCTAGCAGCCAAGTTATTGCTAGGTGTTCCTTTTGTTGTAATTTCTACACTATCTGTTCTAGTGTCTAAGTATATATCAGTTCCAAATTCCCATTCAACATCGCCTTGGCGTGTACCTATAGTTAAACTTTTTCTATTAGGTTCTACAAAAATTAATCCGTTTCTTGCATTTATTTCTATTCTAGTTAATGTGCTAGTGTCATACTTAAGATCACTTGGATCAGTTCTTACACTGTTAACTAAAATTTTAGCATTATTCTTAATGGTAATTGATTCTGCAACTTTGCCAGTACTTTCGTAAGGATCTTTAACATCCAAATATACTACTTCGTATACTATTTCATTTGTTCCAGGCAACTTTGCAACTGCTGTTTTTAAATCACCAATTTTATAATTTTTACGTTTGGTTGTAAGAGCTGACGCTGCAACATATTGTTCTGCTAGTTTAGATTCTATACCTGAATACACTAGTAATTTAATATCTTTAGGAAGACCGAACGCAGGGTCATTTGGTCTGTAAATTAATTGGTTTGGAAATATTGCATCATCTCTTACAAAGTTATTAAATGTAATTCTTTGTTCTGTCTTTAGCAAAGGTGAAAAGTATATATCTGTATATAATTTGTCATCCGGGTCAGCTACTTTTATAGTGAACGTTCTAGTAGTTGCACTATATCCAAAATGATCTTGAGCTCGTACTGTAAACGTATATGATCTATCAACAGTTGTAGTGTTCCCGTCTAGAGATAAGTTTGCACTATCAAATACTGTTAGACCAAGTTGTGTTGGCGACCCAAAGTTATTAATCTTACCAATTATTTCGCCATCATATGCTAATTCTAATCCTGGCGGAAGTGATCCTGATTCTAATGAATAAAGTACAAATGCATCAGGTACATCACTAGTTGCTACAACACTTAAGGTAGATAAAAAGTTTGAATTAATATCGCCTAAATCATCTGGAGTAACCCAATTAATATTACTATTGACTTCGCCTAGCAGTAAAACTTTAAAAGTTTTTTGTGTTTCAGTGCTTTCAGTACTACCACCAGTAACACGTACTGCATTTACAGTAAATTTATATTCCTTTGTTACAGCAGGCTGATAAGGTACTAAGCCAGATACTTCACCTGTTTGTGCATCCAAGGACATTCCAGGCGGAAGTGTACTAACACTGTTATCATCGTTAGTAGACTTTAATTCGTAATATGTGTAACCAGTTAAACTGTTAGGGTCAACAATATCTAAGAATAATGTAATGTAGTTGTTTGCACGACGAACACCTAAGTCACTTGGTGTTAGCCATATTGGTGTTCTGATGTGCGTATTATCTGCACTAAAGATACCTGATCCAACTTGCATAATTGTGTTATCTGCACGTAGGAAATCATCACCTACAACGTATATTCTAAATGTGCGCTGTGCTGTTGTATCGCCGTCGGTTACACTTACAATAAATTGATAAAATCGGTTTAGTTTTTTAGGTACTTGTGTTGGTGTTGCAAAATCATAAATTGTTATATCATAGTAAAAACTATCAAAGCCTTGTGCGCTTTGCACACTAAAATCATAAGGGTTTCTATCAAATTGACTTTCGTCATATAATCCACTACGTGCATTCTTTTCTAATGCAAGTACAGGATCAACTACACCAATAAGTCTACCGTCTCGTGTTAATGTGATACCTGGTGGCAATTCACCTGAATCAGCACCAAGGAAGTATGTTAGTGTTTGTCCTGAGCTAGTATCATTATCTATTACTTGAAATTGGTATTCAACTGGAGTGCTGTCTAAGATATAAAACGTGCTGTTAGATCCAATGTCTAACAAACCTTCTTTAGTAATCCATAGCGGCTCGTCTGGCCCTTGTACTACAATATTATATGTTCTATCTTCAACTGCTGCGTCAAGTTTTGCTCGTAACACAAATCTGTAAGTTGTATCTCTTGCTACTTCAAACGGAGTACCTTCGATAATGTTTCCGTTAAGCCTCATACCTTTTGGCAGTTCGCCACTAAGTAATTTAACAGTAGCTAAAGAATCTACTGGTAATGGAACTGTAGTAGTAATACGTTCCTGAAGTTGTGCAAGTTTGCTGCCTGATCGTTGTGTCCAAATTGTCATCTATACGTTCTCCGTACAGTATTTATCGGAGCTAGGCAATAGTTCCAAGGTCGATATTTGCTTCTGATACCTCATTGCCAATAAATCCACCTAAATCAACTGTATAGTCACTAATGATATAATCAAGTATTGAATTAAACTGTCTATTTAAAACAGGACCAAAATCCCATTCTTGATCAAAATATTGATTAATTGTTCTTATATCAATACCGTGTACTAAGCCAGTTAAGTTACCAAACATTGATCCTGCGCTTAACGTGTCAATGCCTGTAATATTTTTATTGTTTGCATTTAAATTGCCGCCTAACGCCGGAGTAGTATCAGATACTACTAATCCAACAGGGTCAAGTTCAACAAACACTGTGCCGTTTGTGCCAGATGTATTAACACCATTTCTACCTTCTATACCAAGATAATTGCCACTATCAACAGTTATACTGCCGTTGTTAGTTAATACTAAAAAGCTAGTTAAACCACCAGTAGAGTTAATAGTAATAGATTCATTGTTTGCTACAATGCTTGTGTTAGCACCTGGAATTAGTCTTTTAAATTGTAGGTTATTGTTTACTGTATCAAAAAATACACCTTCACCTGTAGTTCCGATGTTAGTTGCTGATAACGGAACATCAGCTACCCTACTGTCAATATCAATAAAGTTAGAATTTACCTTAATAAAAGCTTCGCGGAGATCGTCACCTGTTCCATCGTTTGCAATGTTTCCTACATTAATACTTGTTATAGCCATTTAGATATATCTCCGTTTTTAGTATTTATCGTAATCATTAAAGTGCTGCAATCCTAGTTTGGAAGTCTGCAAAATCTGTTGCTGCTGCTACTTCTGTCTTGAGTGTTGCTAAACTTACATATCCTGGGATAGTTCCGGTAGCACCATCAATTAGCAAAGTACTGTCGTCACTAACTAAGTTGCCTTTTAATTCAATATCTGCATTAATAATTAATGCGTCTGTGTCAATAGTTTCAAACCAACCTTTTGCAAACCTATATATGTGTGATTTCTCGTCTGGTATAACTCCGCCGATTTGTTCTGGAGCATCTGACAATCCACCTAAGTAAAGTTTAGTCCAGTTTTCAGTATTGGCACCAATTGTATATTTGCTGCCTAGTATTGTTACTGATTGTAACCCTTGACCTGCACCCTCATCTTTAATTCTTAGTTGTCTTGACTGAGTAAAAACTGATTGGTCGATATTTACTGATAAACTAACACCATTGTCGCTCCAAAGACTTGACAATGGATTGAATGCTCTTAGATTCAATGCTCTAGTACCTAAGTTTTCAGCTACTATTCTACCTTGGCTTGCGTATATTTTTGTAAGATCGTCATTGCCTGCACCGAGCCATTGCATTTCGCCTTCAATTGTTGGACTAGGAATTGTGCCATTTATACCGTCTACTAGTAATGTGCTATCATCAGCAAATAATGATCCTGTTACATCACCAACTACGCCTGCTGTAGTGTTTACTTTTCTAAAATTAACATCAAGGGTATTAGTTTCAATAGTGTTTGAATCAGACAATGCCAAACTAGTTCCATCATAACTTATTGTTTGGGCTATGTCAACTGTATTACCGTCGCTAATAGATAACTCGCCGCCTGTTACGCTTAGTGTTTGAGCAGATCCTGGTACAGTAATATACCCTACATCGTTAATTAACTGACTTAGTGCAGTAGGAGCATTTTGTACTTCGCTATATGTAACAGTTGAAGCTCTCCACGCTCCTGCATAATATTTAAGAAACTTATTATCTACAGGACCAGTAACAATAACGTTTTGTAATTCTTGTATATTTCTTACGCTTAGATCAATATCTGCTACAACGCTACCTGGCTCCCATTGGTTATTAATACTGCTCCATTTAAGACCTTGCCCATCTGTTGGTGTAATATTTCCTACATTGAACAATGATTCTAAGTGTATTGGAATAGTTGGCTTGTTAGTTAAGTCGTCATAGTCACCGCTAAACCCAACTGGAACATTATCTAAATCATCAAAGTTGCCGCTTAATGCTACCGCTGCTATTGGCGATCCGTTAACATTAATCGATGCTGTGTTTATTACAGACGATGTTACTGTTCCTGTAGTTGAGATGCTTGTAGCATCAACAATTGCAGATCCTACTAAGTTTAGTGCATCTCCGCTTGGTAGTTCTTTAATTTTATTGCCGTCTGCGGTATCTACTATAAGTGGTATTCTGTTTGTCATTATGTTCTTCCTACAACTACTTCAACTACGCCCTTATCAGGGTCTAATTTTGTTTCTACAGCCTTGCCTATAACTGTACCTATTTTTGGATCATTGTCTACCATTGCATATCCAGGTATTGCACTTGCTACTAGCATATCCCCTTTAAATACTGATCCAATTACTTTACACGGAACACGCCCTTGTAATGCTATTGCTACAGTATTTACCGTATCTAACTCTGAGTTCATTAAGAACCCTGGATCAGTTGAAACAACGCCTGCTACTCTACGATCACCTTTAGTTGTTGTTGTAGTTACTTCAGCTTCGCCGCCAAACACAACAACAGTGCCTGGCTCGTATGCTTCGTCACCTACATAGTTCTCTGCTAAGTCAGCGTATTTTGCTGTTGTAGCAACACCACTAAGTGTGTTACCATATACAGTATTCCAACGTGATCCACTTGCACCTAAGTTACGAGTACCGTTACCATCTGGAATAATGTTACTGTCAACATCTGCAACAAATGTAACTGTGTCACTTGCGGCATCACCTAAGTTAACACTACCGTTAAATTGTGCTAACCCTCCAACTGTAATTGTTCCTGCAATAGTAGTATTACCATTGTCGGAGTCAACAAGGAATCTATTAGTGCTGTTAACACCGTTTCTAATTCTAAATACTTCATTAGCAGAATTTATTAATAAACTGTCATTAATAGTAGTTTGTCCATCAACTACGCAGGTGCCGTCTACCTTTAAGTTGTTTTCAACTGTAGTAGTAGTCTCTTTAATAGTTACTCTTGGAGCACCTTTGGCAATTAGTAAGATAGTATCTGCTGCATCGCCAGTAAATCCATTACCATCACCTAGGCCAATACCTGTTGTATTAGCTGCTGTGCCTCCTGATTCGCTCGCTGCTTCGATGAAGTTTGTGTACATCCAACTAGATGCAACATAACTTCCATCATCAAAGCTAGTTGATCCTGATTTAGCTGCTGATTCAACAAAGTTTCCACCACTGTTTGTAATGCCGCCTAGTACTAAGTGTCCTGGCACTTTAACTTGCAAGTCTGCACTTGTGTTACCAGTTGCTTCAAATACTGTAGCAGTACCTGGAGTTTTAAACGTAATTGTTGTACTACTTAATGCAATAGTATCAAAGCCGCCAACTTTAATTTTAGCTGCATCAACTTCGCCACTGCCGCCTCTTCTAACAATAGTGTCTGCTGCTGTCCCACTTGATATACTAGTTGTTGCGTAAACTCCTTCACCCAATCTAATCATTGCTGCACCACGTTCAGTTACAGCTTGTGCAGTGGTTGGTGTACCTATTGATGTATTTGATTGTGTTGTGTTAAGTACATTGTTTGATGTGTTAAAAGTATTTGTAACACTGCTTACGTAGACAGTAGTTTCATTATTTACTTTACCTTGTACAGTACCACTTGCACTACCTTGGGTAAGAGTATCACCGTCATTAACTGATACGCCACTAGTAAACACTAATTTAGTAAGAGCTGGGTCAGACCATTCTCTACTAGTAAAGTCCTTATCCTCTATACCTGCACCAAATTTTGCAATGTCTGAGAACGAAACTGCACTAGCATCACCTGAACCGCTTGCTGTTCTACCATAAACTTTGTATTGTGTTAAATCAGGTATTTCTGCAAAAACAACACCGTTGTTTTTAATTCTTACAAAGCCGTCACTTGTATTAAAGTTATCTGCACTAAATTTAGCAAGTCCTAAGTCAGCTTGTGCTTTTGCACCTGTCCATCCAGTTGACTCAACAAATGTATCTGCGGCTTGCATAAGCAATTTACTTTGACGTATACCTGCGTTACTCTTAACATCGTTATCAATAAGGCTGTCAGCTTCGTATTGTAAGTTGTATTCTGCTCCACTTGCTGTTCTAGTAACTGTAACATTAATATCACTTGCTGCGGCTTCGCTTGCGTTTGCAACTTCATCAATTGGTCCGTCTATAATTGTTCCAAAAATACTCTGTCCTGGTTTATCGTACAGGGTTTCGCCTATATTAAATACACCTGCTGTAGCTGTGTATGTAACCATTAATTTGTTGCCTAACAACGAGTCAGTTATAGACTCAATGTCAACAATGGTACCTGCTTTTGATCCGCTATTTAATAATCCAATAACAGTGCCTGTTGTCCAGTTACCACCTGAAGTTAAATCAACTACAATTCTTTTCTTACCAGTAGCAACAATAATATCGTCTGATGCAATACTGTTAAATTCAATGTTTCTTAAATCTTCTAATTGATCATAGTCGTTAACTTTATCATCTACATAATTTTTGTTCGCTGCTGCTGTTCCGTCAACACCTGGTAATGCTACATTAGTGATTTGATTTGAACCCATATCAATATCACCTTCCATAGTACTATTACCATTTAATGGAAGGAAGCCAACGCCAATTCTATTTCCTGCTGGTGCTGTTTGAATTTGTGAGCCTGCAGCAACGTTCCAACCTAGTACACGATTGATGTAACCTACTACAGCTTTTTCTGTCGGTGTAGCTTGGCCTGAGTTATCAGACATTGAATCATCAGCACTAAATTCGTTAATTGTAACACCACGTTTAAATCCTAATGAGTTAGCATTTGAAATACCAATTTCACCAGCAAATGTAATATCACCTGTTGCTTGGTCTACACTAAAGAACTTACCAACACGGAAGAAACCATTTTGGTCTGTTGACATCCAAAATACTCGTCCTTTACGTCTTTCCCAAACTTGTGATGATATTGCTGTTGCGCCATCAGTGTATGCAGCCGCTAAGTTATTTTCAGGATCACCTAAAATAACATTTGGATAGTTTGAATCGTTAAATCCGCCAGTACCAATTTGTGTAAAGTCGTGTCCTGTTGCTCTACATAATGAAATAGCAATAGTAATTTCTGCTGTAGCGCCAATATTAAGACCACAATTTAAAACTCTATCACTAGCACTTATACCAGTACTAATACCAGCCGGTGAGTAACTACTAATATTAGTACCTTGGTCTGCTATATTAATAAACACAAACGCACCACTGTCGTTGTAATCTGTTACTTGATGTAATTTACCTTGCCAAGTAAACACCATTCCGCCTGCGTATCCTGCATCTCCGGGCTGTTTGCCTGCAACGTCTCTAGTTATTCTTAATGCTCTGTCAGCATCAAGCGGCTTAATTGCAATTTTATCATCGCCTTGTGCAGAACCATATCCGCCGCCTAAGTTTCCAGTATCAATTTCAGGAGATACAAAGTTGTATCCAATTTCTAATCCTGTTAAAACTTCGTCGTTTGCTAATGGTTGTGCAAATGTGTCAGCTGCTTGGAATACTAAACTTCTATATGTTGCGTCATCTGATTCATCATAGTTAATTGCTGTTGAAGGACGAGTTACAAGTTTTGAAGGATCTCTTACTCCTTCAAATATTTGTGTAAAGTTATTTCTAAATTCAATGAAAGCCCCGTTAGGTACTGTAGCTCTTAGACTTCCAAAAAAGTCTGTAGCACTAATTTCATCAGCTCTAAGATCTAATTTATAAACAGCATTACTATACGTTCCGCCTACTGCAACAATATCACCTACTGTTTCGCCGTCTTGTCCATCGTTGTCAGTGTCTGATATATTTGTTACATTAGAGATAACATAGTTAAGTACGCCAATTACTCCGCCGTGGTCGATAGTAATCAATGAGTTAACACTTGGAGGGTATCTCATATCAGTTACATATATCGTAGTATCCTCAAATGCGTTTGGTGTATCAACTGAAGTATATGCTTTTGCTGGAACAGCCATTGGGTATTTAAGTGTAACCTGATCTGGAATCTCGTTTGGATCAGCACCTTCAGCAACTAAACCAAAGTTACCATAACCATTCGAACCGTTAAGTGATCTAATCTCTGAACCGTTTTTAGCATAGTATGCTACCTGACAGTAGTATGTAAACATACTAACCATCTCAGAGAACGCACCATTGTTAGTTACAAGCCCGTATCCTAAATCGTTAATTTGTGTAAAGTCGTTTCCGAGCATACTTCTGTTACCAGCAGTTTGTAAGAAGATATCTCTATAATACAATCCATCATCAAACTGGCTTTCGTCATAACCAACACCGTCATTTGAATCTGCGTCTAAGAAAATCTTACACCAACCGTTTCCACTATCGTACTCTGAGATAGCGTTAACTTGATAACGTCTACCTTCTACATAGAATGGACAAGGTAATTGTGGTGGTCTAACAAACAAACCTTGACCTGGAGATGACTGCACCCACATTTCAAAGTTATTAAGTTTACCTGCTCCGTTGTAAGTACCAGTATTAATGTTCTGCGGAATAGTTACAGGAATGTTACCTGTAAATGCATCAACATACATACCACCTCTAAATCGTTTTTCATTGTCACTCTTACTAAATGACGATCCTGTTTGTATGTATGGAGACTTAGTTAGAACTTGTCCTTCAGGATCAAGTACAACCATAAATCCGCCGTGTCCTTGTACTGTAGCATTTCTTAAAATACTAGCATCTGACATCATAAACACATCCATACCCTGTGCATCGTTGCGTAAAGGAGGATTGTATGCTGCATTGAATGCAAAGTTTACTAGATCGACTAAACCGTCTGCAATTGTTACAGTTCCAGCTTCGCCTGCTCCTAATGAAATATCAGGAACTGTTGCACCATTTTGTGCAGGTGCTGTAGCGTTTAATAAGTCTTGTGCAAGTACTGATATATGATTAATAGCACTTTGTGTAATAGCTTCTTGCCCACCAAATCCGTCATTGTTAAATTCACTAATGTATGCGTCTTGATATTGTCCTTGTGTCTCAATGGTAAACTCTTGTCCACCTCTTACTAAATCTTTTACTAGCGCATCTACAATTAAGCCTGTATCACGTCTACACTTAGCAATATCATATATAAAGCTAGGATTGTTTGTGTTGATAAACTCAATAACTTCGTCTTGAATAAATGCTTTGTTAAGTTGCATAATTTTTGAAGCTGTTGTGTAATTACCTGGGTTTGTAACTATGCCGCCTATGTTTATATCTGTAGTATTGTCTGATAGATAGTGTCTACCAAAGTAGCCTTGTACATCACCTACTTGGTTTACAAACGGTTCACCTGTTGTTGCTAACGTCATATCATCAAAATCAGCATCACGGAAGAAATATGTATTAGCCCAAGGCGATTGTGATACACGATTCTTAGGACGTATAATTACTCGTCTAAATTCGTCACCTTTTAGTGATACGTTGTTTGAAATCTTAATTGGTAAGTCTTCTTCGTAAATACCTGATTCAACAAAAATAGTAACTTGCTTTTCTTTAACAAAGTTACCATATCTTACAGTTTCGTTTGGAGCAAAGTCAACACCATTTAATTGTAGTAATTCAATTGTGTCATTATTACTTTCTGTACCATCGTTATTAATAACCTTAACAATACGTCCCTTCGCTCCGGAGATATTACCTACTACTACCTTACCCGGAAGCAAGTCAGTATTATCTGGATCACCCTGGTCAACAAATGTTCTTGCACCATTGTCTAGTACAATCTTATAGTTTCTACCATAAACAATGTCTGCACCAGCATTAATGCCATTTGACATAATATCAACAATTAGATCAAACTTACCGCCACTACCTGTAATTGCAAGTCTTGCAGTTGCATCAGCATCTGGCTCATCAAATGTTTGTGCTAGTTTAACGCTGTCAAAGTCTCTTACACGCTCTTGGAATACTTGACCAAGTTTGCCGCCAGCTGTATAAGGAGTATATGCACTGATATCCCATAGTTCTAATAAACTGTCGTCTTTGTACAGTTCAATTACTTTGCCGTCTAATGCAATATCTGTTTGTTCAATATTTTTAACATAAGCAGTTTGGCCTTCAATTTCGACCATACCGCCCATATCTTTGAATACAACGTGATCACCGTCTACTAAGCCGTGGTCTGTAGTTGTTTGTACTCTAGCACGTTCATTAGCAGATCCACTTAGTGTAACAAAATCAATACTCTTTTCATTGAATAATTTATTTTGTAGTATTGCATCAGTCATTGTTTTTAGTTGATTAATCGCACCAACAGTTTCTGTTTTCTGTTGTGTGATTGCAATACGTCCGCTTGTACTTGAGTAATATCTTTCTGCTGCAATTCTTGAAAGGAAGTTTGCAGTCAATCCTCTACGAATATCATATTCAACAGCATCAAGGATTAATCCCGTATCTCTTTCGCAAGTTGATATTTCATAAACAAAATCTGGGAATGTATATTTGATCCATCCTGATAATTCTTTAGATAGATATTCTCTGTTGATTCTAATTAAGTCGGCTGTTTGTTGTCCGCCCCAAGTGTCAGTACCAACAAATTCTGTTGCAGTAACTTCTGCAGGACTTGCACCATCTTCTTTAGTAACTGTTTGGAAGTAAGGACCTGGCTCTTCTTCTGCTGTTAAGATAACTTCTTCTGCACGTTGTGCGGCTGCATTAATAGTACGGTAAGCGTAGTTTAACGATGCACCTTCTTTGCCCGGAGGCACACCAATCATTCTATCATCACCGTCTAAACTAACAAATATGTTTTGTGTCGATGCGTAGCCTGCGTTATCAACATAAAATTTTGTAGCTGCTTGTAAATCATCTGCGCCGTTTGGTTTGCCAAATCCTTCAAGGTCACCTGGGTGATCGGAAAGTGTTAATGGCCCTTCCATAGCATCGCCTTGTCTACGAACAATGCTGTCTCTAGGCATAGCAACATCGCTTAGGTAGTTGCCTGCTAAAGTTGCATCAACACCTGTGTCAATCATTTCGTGTACATCGTCGTCTGCTTTTGTACCAGACACATAGTTTTTAGCTGCATCTGCTTCTGTATCATTTACAAGAGCTGCATCTTCTCTTCTAAGGAATACTGATAAAAAGTTATCAGTAACATATCTTAAAAAGTAAACTGGCTGTACTACGCCTGTACCAGATGTAGTAGCAGTAGCAATGAATACTTCACCGTCAACGCCTAAGTCAGCACCAATTGATGTCCAAGGAACATCGCCTAGTGTTTTAATTTTGTATGTGTTTCCAATTACAATTTGATTAGCAAGAACTTCTGAGTCTAAGTTACTTGGATCATCGTAAATTGAATTAAAAACAAATTTTAATCCGTTGATACTTGTGTCATAGCCGTGAGCAACTACTTCAATATCACCATTAATGTAACGTGTAATATTAAGTTTATATGGATCTTGTGTTAGTGGTTCTGGCGCAACTCTAATAGGCAGTCCTGAACTAATATAACGTCTATCTGCGTAACCTTTGTTAATAACAAGGTCGTCAACGTTAATGTTTGTATTATGAATATCGTTAAATTGTTGAGCACTTTGAACACTAACATCAATATTAGCAATAGCATTGCCGCCAGCGTTTAATGGAGCACTCATAGCTGGAGCAGTGTCATCTGCTAGTTCAGTAAACGCTGTACTGATAACTAATTTTCCGCCTATGGTATAATTGAATACAATTGTGTCATTTTTAGTAGAATCTACAGAATTATTAGATGCAAATTCAACTAAATCAATGCCACTGCCGTCTGCTTTAACTAACGGAATTGTACTAGGCAGTAATGAATCCGGTGTATCACTAAGTGCTGTGAAGCTAATTGTGCCACTTTGTCCAAAAATTGCATAAACTTCTTGAAAGTTTTCGTTTACTTTACGAAACGATTCTCTAATACTATCGCCGGTGCCGTCGTTACCCTCAACACCGATATTAACGTCTTGTCTTGCCATTTATGAATTCTCCGCTGTGATTTTGTGCTTTAACATAGTTATTTATCGTATCATTTTATAATCTTAATGTAAATACAGTATGTTCATAAGAGAATATACATTAAAACAGCATCACGAACGTGTGAGTAAAACTGGTAATAAACATCAGTATCATAGAACCATTACTATGGTTTTATTAAGATGCGATAACTGTAGTGTTGAATTTGAACGTGCAAGAGGAAGTATGAATCCTAAACGTCTAAACAACAATTATTTTCACGTTTGTAAAAATTGTGATGCTAAAAAGTTTGCACAAAAAAAGGGAGTTGAACGCAAACAAGTATGGAACTTATCTGCTAGTTCTGATCTCCCTATTAGTAAACTTTAATCTGCAGGCGTTGCTAGAGGTGTTGCTAGTTTATCCATATCAAAATTTACACTAATTCCACAACCGCAACTGCTTTGTGCATTAGGATTTGATATTTCAAACATCGATCCCATAATATCTTTTTTATAATCAATTTGAGTTCCGACTAAGAACATTACACTAGCAGATCCTATTGCAAGAGTGCATCCTGTATCTGTTTTAAACACTTCATCGTCTTTTTCAAGTTCATCTGGAGTGTCATAAAGACCCCATTCATATTCAAACCCTGCACACCCACCGCCTTTAATGTTAAGTGTAACTGCATAGGCTTCATTTTCTTCGCAAATAGTATCTATCTGCTTTTTAGCTGAATCGGTTAAAGTACAAAATGACATTTATTCAGACTTCCAAATAGTCCAAGCACCATACGCAATTGCGGCATATGCGGCTAATTTAGCAAAAGGTCCTGCAATTAAGACAACTAAGCCAACGCCAATAAGCATTGCTCCGTCCCAAGATGTGCGTTCTTCTAATCTACTATTAATCCATTTTTTAATCATATTTGCTCTCCTTGTGACTAATATTTAGTAAATATACTTTCATAAAGGAGTATATTATGATTAACTGGTTAAAGAATTTGTGGACAGGATATAATGGACCATTTGTCCCCCACGACATTATGACCGTAAAAGAGTACCAAGGACACGTTGACGATAATAAAAGACGTGACTTAGATAAACTAATAAAGGAAGATAACTTAGGATCTTTAACTAAGAAACAATTATTAGATTATGCAAAAGTGGCTGGTTATAAAGCAAATGCTAGTATGAACAAAGCCGCTATTATTAAAATTATCTCTGAGAAATAGCTGAACTTAGTTGTTGAATAGCTGTTTCCTGACGAGATAATTTTCTCTCTAATGTAGTAATGGCAGCTCTTTGTTTTCTAGATTGTTCTTCTAAACTACGAACATATTCTACAGTAGGAATTTCTTGCTGAGAGCCGTCTTCTGACATCATAACAAACTTATCAACACCTTGTGCTTTTAGTCCACCTGTAACTCTGTTAGGATTTTTATCAGATGATGATTGGGTCGGGGCTTTTGACTTGTTCCCGTACATTTTGCTCAAATAGCTCATAGTGTTCTATCTCCTCTTTGTATTTATATAAGTCAATACTAGCAAGATTCTTGCACTTGCTCTCGCACATAATATCTGCATAAGGCGAAAAGCTCAATGCCCAGTCATTAACAAGTTGATTAGGATAGTAATCACTGTGCGCTCGTAGTTTTGCTTTCTTGTAGCCTGATTCTAGTAGTGCTGGCATATCGGGCATAGTGTCGTGTGCAAAGCCTTCGGGCAGTGCTTCGTTGCGACTGTATGAATAATGTATTACAGGACGCACACCACGCCAGCTATCTATTACGCGAGCAAATCTATCGTCGGTGGGCTGTATGTATTCACCTTCACGGCACCAGTGATGGTGTATATCGAGTACCAATGCGCAGGTGTCGACAAGCTCGAGGCTTGCGTCGATGCCCCATTTGTTCTCGTCGTTCTCGATCGTAATCGTGTTTCTCGCTTCTGGAGAAAGTCTGTTGTCAACTGCGTGTTTAATACCGGCTGGACCTTGACGACCGGATATGTGGACATTGCACTTGAAGTCTTGGAAGGATTGGCCGTAGCCCATCCAGCGGATGCAGTTGGTGTGATATTCAAATTCTTCTATGCTCCGTTCTACAATTTCTTCGTTATCACTGGCAAGGACTGTGAACTGACCTGGATGCATCGAAAGTCGCACATCAAGGGCTCTTGCCGTGGCGCCGACTTCTGCGAACGCTCTTTCACAATATGCCACCACGTCAGGCAGCTGCCAATAATAAGCCCACTCGTGCTGGGTATAAACAGGAAGTACATCAGAACCGAGTCGAACCATCCGAAGTTCAGGTGGAAGAGATCCCACATATTCAATCAACCTTTTGTATGACGCAATGTTATGAACCATAAGTTCCCACAAGCGTTCTTCAGCAACATCACGTGTCTGCCTATTGAGCCACTGTACTGTTGTGCTACGTGTATTTAGTGGACGTTGGATTTCTTCTAATAATTTCTTTTTCTGCGATTGATCTGGATGCATATACTTGCAAGCAAAGCCAATGCGCTGAATGTCTTCTTGTGATTTCAAAAAGTCTCCTGCTGTTGTAAATTTAAGATCCATAAGTTACCATTTCCTGTATGAGCCGTCTAGCTCGTGTGTGCCTGAGTTTGACCACGCCCATTGTATACAGTTGTACCAAGCATAGTCCGGGTGTTGTCGTAGTTGTTTGTACCATTGTGTAAACAGTATAACACGTTTGCGTAAGGTTGTCAATAGGTTCGTCCTGTATTGAAGCTCAAAACATACCGTTCTTCAGTATCGTTAACTTCAGTTTCGTGTGTAAGCCAACTAGGAAAAATGTACAATACGTTTTCTCTCGCCGGAAAGTAATTAAAATATGTATTCAATTCTGATTCACCTTTGAATACATCGTTCATTCTATATAAACTTATAGGACTATGGAAAATAAGACTAGCACTACCGTCTGCTACTTTAGGATAGTAAGCACCACTAACAACACTGCCTTCGTGTCTATGCGGTTTTACTTTACTACCTGGAGTCATACTATTCATCCAGCTATTACTAATAGTCATATCACTTAGGTTCATACGTTCTGCATATATATCGACACACTGTTGTAGTGTGTTTTTGAGGCCTGGATAGCTGTCCATATTCCAACCTCCACCGTCGTAATTACTCGATCCTCCGTCCATTAACAAATGATCAACACCTTTATAATTGTCTATCATTTGTTTATTGTCTACATCGCCTGTTAAATCAAATGCCATAACAAGTGTAGGAAATAATAAGTAGTCTTGATGGTTCATATTACATTTTCCAATTCTGTTTAACCCAAGGATCATCACACCAAGCAGGATTAGGATCGCCGTGGAATACACATACACAACATCCTACTGGCGGAGTAACGTGTTCTATTGTTCTTAGTGTTCTTTTTCCTCTTGGCTTTTTATAATCTATATCTTTGCTAGATCTTATTTCCCATTTCCAGCTCTGTATCCAATGGTCTGGGAATAATGTTGCTGGATTGTCTTTGCTTGTTACTTCATACAACCAGTCTTGATCGCCGTGTAATCTTTTTTGGTACTCAGCTTGTTTCTTTTTAAAATTAGTCCACAGATAGTCTAACTCGCCTGAATTAAATTTAACAACACTGCTGTTATACTTTTGCCAACTAGGTCGTTGCTTGCGATTAAAATCTCTGATAGTACTCCACCCATCAGGAGCATATGTAAACAATTGATTAATATTATCTGCTATCACGACATCTAAATCCATATACAGTATTGTGCCAGATAAGCCAAGCTCGTTTGAAAATATATAGGGCTTGCACCACCATCCTTCAATTCCTTGTGGCAATGTAATAATAGTAATATTAGGATCAATGCCAGCTGGATTATCGGTTAAGCATACAAATTCAAAGTCTAAAGTGCAATGCCGTTTGACCATACTGTATAAAATGTTTACATATTCTTCACTATACTTTGTTCCGTGCTTTAGACACAGAACATAGTATTTGTTGTTTACATTTTCTTGCGGCAAAATTTTAACATCTTCCACACTTTTCTGCACCTTCTCTAAGGCTTTGCGTGTTTTACGTTCTTCTTTTGTTTCACCATCAATGTATTTCTTGACCAAATCACGCCTCGTATATCGCTGAGTTTGCTCCGTGTTCTGCACATTCTGCTCTTACGCAATAACAACGTCCGCCGGACATATCACGTACTAGTTTATCTGCAAAATTAAATGCGTGTTCTGCAAACTTCTCTGCACCTACTCCATCCATTACTACAATTTCTGCTAGTCCAAGTTCTTGTAATTCCATAAACTTGTCTAAGAATGGATCGTCTTTGTCAATTGCAGTTTTGTGATCAAAATGATCTTCTAACCAAGCCTTGAGTGGCTTTAGTCCGCCAAAGTCTACTGCCCAGTTTTTATTATCTAGTTCACTACATCCAAATGTAAATGTAAATGCTAAACTGTAACCGTGTAGCAAATGACAATGTGAATGATCTGCGTTAGGCTGTCTGAATACTGCCGAAAGACCAATGTTGTGTCCATAATGTTTTGTACTTAAATGTTTTGCCATAGTTTCTCCTATTAATTATGTGAGCGGCAGAATTAGAAGGGTTGACGCTAAGTCCTTACGTATAGTATACTATAAACTACTTATGTTGTCAACCTTTACATTAGGTTGATTCCAGGCTTCGGGTAGTTCCCAGTTGTCTTGATATATTGTAAATTGTATTTTTGGAAAAGATTTGAATACCATACCTATTTGATGTATCCAATAACTTGGATTAACTGCTCGTTTGTCTGCATCGATATAGTTTGGTGTTCCTTTGTAAATGTTATTTACATTGTTGGTCTTACTGTGTAAGTCAAATCCAATAAGGTCAACAGATTTGGTTTTTGTGTATATTGCCGCAACAAGAACAGCGTAAGATCCACTTCCCCATTGAAAGGGTTCGTCCCATCTTTCTGTACCTTTGTAAGGTAACGGCGGCACTTCTCTAACATTCTTATGTTGTCCAAACAACCGCATCCAGTCATTGCGTGTAAATATTGTCTTTTTATAGTGTCTGCCGATTGCTTCTAGCACCATACGCTTGTCTGCGCATACTAAGTAATCAACTGAATAGTCACGTACAACGGCATTACAGCCAACTTTTAATTGCTGAATATTATTGATATCAATAGAGGTGCGACTTTCGCCGTTGCCAATAGCTAACATAAAGTTATTTATTTACGCGAGATTCTACGTTTAAATAAATGTTATCAAATGTTTGCGCTTTGTGTGTTTTGAATATCAAGTGTATACATTCAAACTCGCCTGTCATACTAACACGATACTCGCCGCCTTCTTTCATATCATCCGGTACAGCCATATGCCAGCCGTTTTCTACACGGTCACCTGGTGATGTTGCTTGTATGTAGCGTTTTGTAAATGTGTTTAGTTTGTGTGAGTGTGAGCCGTCTGATGCGTGTGCTACACCGTGTACTGCTATGCTGTTGCACTGGAACTTCTTTGAGCCTACCATATAGAACTCTATGTCTTGGTCTTTGGTAACTGGATTGTTTGTAATGCCTATTGTTGTATCTGTAAATACAAATTCATTATCAAAACTCATATACATTATTCCTAAAGTAATGATCGTAACCATACTCAATCCACTTACTATATTGGCAGCTCCTCGCCAAAGTGTATGCTTACTCATTTTCATCATTTTTTAGTGCCTTTACTTCTTTATGTATAAGTTTAAATTCGTTTTTTACTTCCTCTAAATTTTTACTTGCTCTACTCAAAGTTCTAACCAGCAACCTGATTGTAAAGATTGTCCAAAACCACCAAGTTACAGCAGTTATTGAGAACAACCCTAAGCCTAACCAAAACGCTTGGTCAAAATCTATTGCGCCACACCATATCAACACCATTGATATTAACAAAAAAACTGTTGGCATTAGCCGGGCATAGATATCCCATTGTCCAACCTGTTTTTCGACTCGTCTGTGTTTTGCTTCCTCTGATACCGACATCGTAGTTCCTTCCGTATTATTGTTCTTTTTAACGGTGTTACGAACTAATTTGTCCAAATGGCTTCCATTCTCCTGGGCTTCCTTCTCGAACGCATATCCATCCTACATATCCTGTAGGTTGAGGATTATCGTTCCAGATCATATCGCCCTTTCTATATGTTCCGCTTGTCGGTGTTCCGTTTGAAACTTGAAACTTACGTCCATCAAAACGTACTGCACCAGCAACTGTTAAGTCAACATCATCAGCAAAGTTTTTAACGCCTATTCCAACACCTTTTTCAAAATTAGTTTTACCTTTTACAGTAATATTTCCACTGGCAGCCACTGTAAGTCTAATGCTGTCATCTGTAACAATGTGTAAATCACTAGTAGTCCAAGTTCCTAGTTTCCATTGTCTGTCATCTGTAGGATCAATTATAAATTGATGATCCCAACTTTCCAAAGTTAGCATACCATTAGGTGCTTCTGCTCCTAATGCTAATTGTTGTGAATTAGCATCATAACGGAAAAACTCGTCTACATTTAAGTTTCCTGCTACTGCTAAACTTTCAAGTGTGCCTACTCTTTTAAGGTTACTATTTACGATTGATGTGCCAAGCGAGTCTTTATTGATAACAGTTTCATTACCAATACGATAGTCTCTTTCTTGATGTAAGTCAATTGCTTCACTTGACCAAATTCTATCTGGATTGCCTTGTACTACAAATTGCTTTGTATAGCCAGCGCCTGTCCAAAGTAATCCTTTGTTATAAACACTGCCGTTTTCGGCCTTAAATTCTAATGGGGCACTTCTTTCGTTACGCAAATCTGCTGTAACTTCATCAACGTGTAGTTTAGTTGCAAAGATTTCACCTTTTACAGTTAGCGTACCATCTACAGTAGTTGCACCTTTAAGAGTGTCAACATTTACTTGTGATACTGTTAGCCCTTGATCATTGACTACTACAACTCTTTTGGTTGCTTCGTCAGACACGCCTACACTAGCAAACTTAGTAATAATTCCGCCGTGTATTTTGTTTCCGCTCAAACTTCTATCGTTAATTTGGGCTTGTTGTGGCGGCTTATTATCTATTGCTTCAATAGAATTAGCAAGTGTTTCGAGGCTTTGTCTAAGATCGTTCATCTGGTCATCCTGTTTGTTATACAGTATTTATCAGAACGTCAAAGTTTAAGGTTATCTAGGTCTTCCAGTAAGATGGTTTCAAAAGTCTTTTTGCTGTATTCTTTGATTTGCGATTTGAGCTCTTTTGCTTTTGCACGTAGTTTAGCGATCTCTTCAGTTGTTAAACTACGCATAGGCAGTCCCAAGAACCCCTTTACACGACCTTCTAAGACGCTGTCGTATGCCTCTGCTTGTGCAATAACGGCTGCTTCTTTTGTATTACGCAATTCAATTGCTTCTTCAACTACACCTTGTATAAACTTTGCTCTAGCGTTTGTATAGTCCATTTCTTCTTGCATACTAGCAAGTAAGTGCTTCTTACGCAAACTGTTATATTGTATGCGTACTTGATACCACGCTTCAAGTAGTTCTTTTATATTATTAAAGATAACAATTTTATTGTTTTCATCAATACAAGTATAGTTCTCTGTAATCTTTTTAACTAGTTTAAGTTTAGTCATAATCCATTCATCTGAACGTTCACCAAACGAACGATCAACTTGGATTTCAAATGCAAACTCATCGTTGTCTGATAAGTCATCATAATCTTTAATTACTTTGTCGTCAACGAGCTTCTCTAACACTGCTTGATACTGCTTGAGTGTATAGCCCACAGGTAATGCATCAATGGTTATACGGTGCTTAGTTCTGCGTGTAAACGCTCCGTGTATCTCCCACTGTCCTTCTGACTCACCCTTTTTAACTGTACAACTCATACCTTCCCAGTATGGAGTTAGTCTTGCAGTATTGCGTTCGCCAGCGGCTCGTTGTGTTACCCACTTCATAATCTGTGCAGGGTCACGTGGTAGGATCTTTTGTGCATACCCAATTGATACACCGTCACTACCATTAATAGCCAGCATAGGCAATGTAGGTACATAGTAACGTGGCTCAATCTTAGCACCTTCAAAGTTCTGATGCTGAAGGTTAACAAAGTCATCTTTAACATATAACTGTTTTAGGATAGGTGCCATACGTGCAAAGATGTAACGTGTAGCAGCCGCATCATTAATAAATGCACTACCAAAGTTACCATCGCCTTCTAGCAACGGAACATTGTTACCACTACCTACATAGTTTGCAGTCATATTAACAATAGTACCTTCAAGACTACCGTGTAGATACTGTGCATAGTCCTGTACCTTAGGACCTAAGTTGCTTACTTTTGTAAACTTGTCAATGTTCTGCTGTAGGACTGTGTGTACAATTTTACGACTGGCATTCTTTTGTCCGTCAATGTAACTAGACAGTTTACGAACGTTGTCATATACAGAAAAGTCAATATACTCTTCTCCAAAGAAGTCCTCTAGTTTTATTTCTGCTGTCATAGTTATACCTTCATAATATCAAATGGTGCCGCTTTTAAGATTTGCTCTTTGCGATAGTTAATAGTACTACCACTAAACCAATTTGTAAAGAGATCAGTATCAGCAATACTTACTGTTGGCAACATTTCATCCATTGTGTCTTGATTAATAATGTGCTTTAAGTCTTTCTCACTCCAACTACCTAAACCTTTTACATAGCTTACGTCTAGTTTGTGATCAATCTTGTTTACATCTGCAAATGTATACGCCCACTCTTTTACTTCGTTGTTCTTTTTACCGATTGCAATAGGTGTACGTAGAATCTTCATTTTGCCGTTGTTTAGGTGCTCTGGAAAATACTTGAACATAAACAGAGATACTAGTCCACGGATACGACTTCCATCAGCGTCAGCGTCAGTAGCAATACAAATCTCAGCATCTGGGTAAGTTGTAATAATTGAATACAACTCTGTCAGCTCTTTGTTTGCACTAAACTTTTGATGTGACACTTCTAGTACATTTAGCGGAACACCTTTAAGTGCATAAAACGCATTACCTTTGCGTCCCAAACATTTAATCAATCCGCCACTAGCTGAGTCACCTTCTACTACAAATATTCTATCTGTACGATGTC